GGTCTCATTTCTGCAGGGGCACCAGTAGACCAAAAGGTAGAACTGCCTATTTGTAGTTGACAATTACTAGTACCGTCCGCAGTAATATTAGCCCCCCGTACTATACACCGTAGCCCCCGGAAGTTTGAACCGTCTAAATCTACTTCGATTGTGGAACCACTTAAAGAGATTGTTTCTTGATAGCCCCATACGGGGGGAAGCTCAGAAGAATACGCTAATGCATTTCCATTGTTCTTTGCTCTTTGTCCGCCAGTGGTAATAATATCCGCACTACCGTCGGCGTATAATCGAAAGCTAGATTGAGCTGTCCAAGTACCGGGTACATACTTTATTAACTCTACATAAGGAATAGGTGTAGCTAAATTATGTACTAATTGTACACGACCCATTTGTTGTCTTGCATTATTATTGAAATGGACACCGATATTACCAGAGTCATCATCAGGGTCAATAAGGTATAGAAACGCCCCGGTTCCCCCGGTAGGGGCTACGGTCACGTGCCCCGTAAACTCACTAGCTCCCGAGATTAAGGCATATAAAGCCCCGGCGTTCTCTGCGGTTAATACGGTCTCTCCAGCGTTAACTGCGGCTATTACATCTAATAGTTTATTTACTGCATTTAATAGCTCTACCCTACCCAGAGAAGTACTGTCTGTATCTTGATCTAGATGGTCAGTAGATATACCAACATTATCCGGCCATGTATCAGCCATAAGTATCCCCTCTGCTACATAATCCTATTCCGTGTAAGTATACGCTTACACGGGGTTCAAAGAAAGGCCTAACCCGGTGTGCCTTCTATCGTCCAATTGAGTATCCCTTCTGCAGGCGCACCATTATAAGTTAGTTTAAAACTAAAATCCGTACCAAGATATCCCGTAGTCTCATTTAAAGTTGCAAATGCTACCCAAGGTGCCCCAGGACCACCTACATCTTCATTCTTATAAGTAATTTCTACGGCAGGGGTTCCCGCACTAGCATAAGTCGTAGAGTTAAATTTCACAGTTACCGCAGCATCAAAATGTATTACCCCAGTAGTCCCTCCGTTCTCATGAGTACAAAGGATAGTTGGTTCTAATCCACCCGCCCAAGTTCCTAGCCCCGCCCAGGTACTAGCGTCAATACTATCATCCCAATTACCTGCAGCAGACCATAAACCTCCTCTAGAGGACCATGTTTCTGTAGCTACACCACCTCCCCAGATTCCAGTACCATTAGGTAATAGGAACCCAGTAATCTCTGATACATTACAATCCGTAAGAACTGCTCCTGGATCATTGTAAGCAGTAGGTAACCAAGATAGTGCAAAGTGATCTAGATACGCAATACTATTACCGAGTCTCGGTAGTGGTAGAGTTGTAATCAATGGAGTAGTGTACAAAGCATTTAAACTCTGGCGCCCCCCGAAGTCCTGAGCCTTTATAGCAAAGTACCAATCCCCTTCATTAGGTGCGTTGGCTTCCCAAGGGTAATACGGAATCACGCCTAAATGGAGTGGACCCATTTCTTCCCAGGTAGGTATCCCAGCAGCTTCTACCATCATAAGGTTATTCGGTGGTCCAGGGCCATCTACCCCTCGAAGGTCATCCCCGTCAAGGAGGTACCAGTCTACGTCGGCGGCAGGATCAAACTCCCCGGTATCGAGGTAGCGTATTTGTACGCCTGCTACGTCCGGGGGGAAATACGCTAAATCTGCTTCAGAGTAATCCCAGTTATATACCCTGGTGCCGTCCGGGTCTGCAGTTACGCTAAAGAAACTAAGGTCAGGAGGAGGGGAGGTCTGCCCTACAATAGTATGATAAGGGGTATCTTTCTCTGCATCATAATAATACGCCCAAGCTCCCGCAGATCCATCATTAAATAGATACCGTGCACGAACCTCTACCTTTTGACCATCTGCAAATACCCCATTTATATAAAAGAAATGAGTATCTCCAGGTACATTTGCTATACCTTGCCAAGGAGTAGTCGCCCCCGGGATTACCGGCCAATCTCTATAACGGACTACGATTTCAGTTACATCTATTCTAGCATTTAAAAATCCAAATTCTACTAGCATCCTATTCTGTAGGATGCCTGCATTATCTCGTACTAGAACAGATTCATCGGAACGTATTTGCTCAAATACAGGTAGCTTCGATCCTATGGGTTGCGTAATCTTAGAATCATAATCTTCAATTGGCCCTTCTTCATATAAGTTATCGGAGTAGGGTACACACCGTAGGGAAGCGGATAAATCTGAACTAGGGGTAATATCCCTAACAATTAAAGGTTGGGTTATCTTACCCATTACCCCTACCACCGCTAAGTCTCCTATTTCTCCATAAAGTCCCGGGGTAGAGATTGTAAGAACTTTTAGTGCTTGTGGGGTCCCAGGAGTTTCTACTTGAACAATTTCAGAGGTACCATCTGCATGTTGAATTAAGACTCCATAAAGATCAGTACTACCTAACGCTACCTCCCCGTCTAGGGTAATAAACAGTGTAGTGATATTCGTTATCCGAAACGCGCCTAATGATATTAATAGCGCATCATGAGCATATTCTACGCGATCCCCTGGGAGAACTACTAGCTGCTCAGCATCTACAGAAAACTCCATAGTTTCTGGTTGTAAGGCCAATACAGCTGCGTAATACCTCGCTACATGATTTACTTGGTCAAAATTAGTTATACCTTGTAATTCCAAAGACTCATAATTAATAGCAGTATTTGAATTATAACGAATCCCGGTAGACCCTGATTTATAATTGTACCAAACAGTTTCATCATTTACATAATCCTCAGCTTCATTTATATACCGGATACGCCAAGCATGTACTTTGTTAGGGTAGTTTTTACTTGTAGTCATTCCATAAGAATTTCTAGGACTGAATACATGATGACTTACTAATTGAGTATCATCTATACTAACTGTCCATATTCCGTCCACCCCTAACTGCATTATCCTAGCACGTCCTGCTGCCCCGATTAACTGTAGTATCTGAAATACAGTACGGTTACTATCAACTACCATATTAAAGGTAAACTTTCTAGTAACACAATAATCGAACCAAGCCCCAAAAGCCGCCTCATCTATTCTAATATCTTCTAAAGGATGTGCATTAGCGACCCCAGTTAATACGAGCCTAGCAAGAGCTGCTGGGTTATTAGAACGACTAGGGTAGTCCCAAGTCCCTGCATTCCAAATAGGACATATAGTGGTACATACTACACTTATGGTATCAGGTACCCCTGAGAGTTGATCAGTAGCACGTAGCTTTATAGCCATTTGAGCTGCATTTGGATGTCGAACAGGATTCTCATCGAAGAAATTACGTAAAACCGCAAAGAACCGCTTAACAATATGAGTATCTGTATTACCATTACCAGTATCAGCTTTCATCCGGATTTCCCACTGCTTATTATTCAGCGGGGGTCTCCAGTCATACCCATTACGGATAGGGCTGGTGGTGGCAGCTGTAATTTTATGTACCTTTAATTGACGCCATACGTCATTATCGGTTATGTTCCGGTACTGTACGGTAATACTTACAGTTATTGGATCCTTACTTCCGTCAGAGCGTAATCTAACCAGACCCTGTGGAAAATGTATTTCATATATCGTCCGGGTAACTTCGGGGGATGTAGAATGTACGACCCAATCACTTGCCCCGATACCTTTATTAACTACATCTTCGATAACAGTTTGAGAATAAATGGTGATAGGGTCATCACCTTCTTTAATGTCTAACTCTAGTTCCACTTCATCAAAATTATGTAAGTCCGTGTTACCGATCTGTATAGAATCAGTATCTACAAATATATCTTTATAGCCTAAACAAAAAAGCATACGTACATCTTGTAACGTACCTGTTAACTCCCCATAAGGGTACGCTGCATATGGAGGGAATGTACGAATGGTACCGAGAATCATAGGCATTACGCCAAATGGATTTAAACGATTCCTAGCCCCTGCTATAGAAAGCGAAGCAGATGAAGGATCACCATCCTCAAAATCAGTAGACGGGGGAGGTATCAAAGCATTAATAGCTAAAGCACCTGCTGCAAATAATCCCCCAGCGATTATAGCAGTACCTAAAGGATTACCAGTTAAGAAAAGAGCACCACCTGGTCCAGTAAGTACTGTAACGACTACCGCTAACGCAATAAACGCAAGAGGTCTGAGTATTCCAGAATCTTGCGGTAATGTTTTTATAGTAATAATAGTACCCGGCTTCGGATAGACTACGTGCCAGTATTCCCGCTTAACTATAACCCCATTTATACAGATGGTAGTATGCTCATAGCTATCAAACTTAATATGTCTGTCTAGGATATCTGTAATTGAATCTCCAGAGTTCCACTCCAATGCCTCCGGAGCGTACCGGAAAGGATTAGAGTTTACTTGTACTAAGTTAGTTTCTTGCATCGGTATATAGCCATCAAACGAGGTTTCCAGTACCGGGCTGTCCAGCGCTCAATTACTGACGTACCACAGGTACTTTCCGTATGCAACATATAGTCGCCCGTTAATATAATCCCTACATGTTTCTTTATCGCAGTATTCTTAAATAATAAGACATCCGGAACCTGTATGCCGTTACCTTCCGAAAAGACATCTATCCACTCTCCTGACCTTATCAGGTCTCTCTGCTCAGTAACTCCGGGTAGCTCTATATCGAAAACCTCTTTGTAAACCAATTGTACTAATCCCCAACAATCTACTTCTTCATAAGGGATAGATATATAATGCTCAACCCAAGACGGAATATTCATTTTCTAAATAGCCCCGGAAACCATCTGCCAGACATTATGTCTTTTGGATATGGCTCCCTTAAAAAGGTTTCGTAAGAAAGGTCTCCCGTAATCACTGCGGTATTATAGGAGATATTACGTAGCTCCATATCAGGAAAGAACGCCATTTGAGACCCGTCGCTACTCAGTACTACCTCTATATCTACCCAAAGGTGTTCTTCCTCCTCCCGTATACTATCTATCAACTGGCGGTCTACGTTAGTAAAGGCAAGTCTTGCTTTAGTCTCTTGACCTTCTAATGAATCCGGAAGGGTAACGGTAAAGGGATACGCATAATAAGTGTCGAGGTTAGGTTCTGTTGTATCAATGAAAGATACTAACTGTATTGTGAACCCTCCTCCTACTACACTTATTGGGGTCTCTAGCCAAATTTCTGGGTAGGTCTCACCTAGATATTGTATATTAAAAGTATGAGGACCATCAGTTAAGGGGCGTATATTCTGCCATCCCTCCCCTAACCAAATAACAAAATTACTCTCCCCGGTAAGCCCGGAAGCAATAATATTTATATCATAAAAATGCCCTTCTACTAGACCACTAACATCAAAAGTATTTACATGAGTAGCTGGCCCCCCTACCGAACGGGAGTGTGTAAAATTGCTAAGGCCGTTATCTACCCAGAGAGGGTCTGAAGAATCCCAGGAGTTTACTAGGGGCAACCATCCTGCATCATAACTATTTTGAGCCTCATTATGAAACCTAGCCAATACCGTTTTATCATGGTTCTTAATAACCAACCGCGTGATATACGCTTCTTTTGTTTCCTGAGCATTTAAAGATGCTAGGACATTGGCGGGTAGACTACGAGGCATTAGTCAGAGATATAATGCTAGTCAAAGGTACAAAGGAACCACTGACACTAGAGGATAATGATATCCCCACAGTATCTGCATTAGCGTTGGCACGTACTATCGCCGACCCGGATAGCCCTACATGACTTGAAGAGGCAGATACGTAAGCCTGTGCTATTAACGTATCAACAGTTTGAGAACCTCTATACCGTACCTGCGCATAATAGTTCCTATCTTTTAAGGAGATCGGAGCGGCTAATGTAAAATCTATCCTGAAATATAGCCCCACTGCTCCAGTATTAAACGTAAATAACCCTGTAGTTTCATCCAGGCTAAAAGTCTTAGCCCGGTTATTGAGTTTTGATGACCCCAGCATTACTAATGCCCCACCTAGGCTTCCACCAAATCCCTGTGATGTGGGAGGATCATAAATAACACCGTAGTCTTTAGGCGCATCTTTAAGTATTGCACCAGTAGCACTTTTATCGGCGAGACCTCCTTCCGCTAAATAGAATACATCTGTATCCTGTATTTCAGAAACGGGACTAAGATCATTAACATTCTTAGGCATTAGGGAACTATCTCCAATTGTATGGTTACATCCCAGTATAGCGCGGAGCCAAATGGAACGAAAGTAGGTGGTACTATAAATCGGTAATTTACGGGGTCTCCAGTAAGATGATTAATCCAGGAGAAAGGTTGTGTACGTTCCAAGGTATTTGTATAAAAGTCATTCAAAGTTTCCATATCTGTATTATCCAGGAAGAAGTGCATAGTAACATCCCGAATTACTACAGAAGTTCTTTGACGTAATTTTGCTGGACCATAACCCATTTCAGATCGGAGTACCGCATCCCGTTCTACGTTTGTATACCCACTAGGTTCGGGAGCAGTGGGTAACGTTCCTGGCCAACTAGGGATGGGCATTAGCGTAGTACTCCATTTAATCTTGTACCTCTGGTCATATCAATGGTCTTTGCGATATTCCCGTTATTAGCGATATC